TTTATAATGAGACCTTCCCTGATATTCAAGCAGGCTTTACGGACGAGGTTCGTGAAGCATGGAGGCAAAAAATGGAAGACGCACTTTCACAGCACAGATTACTCACTGATAATCAATAGATATGAGCAAAATTAAAGAAGACCACATCACATTGGTCATTGATGCTAAAACAGACAAGGCACAGCAAGAACTGCTTGAACTTGAGCGTGCTACGCACGACCTTAGTAAGGAAATGAAGGCTCGACAAAACAGAATGCTCGACCTCGAGGCAGCTGGTAAGAAGGAGACCGCTGAGTACAAACGCTTACAAGCAGAGGTGAAGAATTATAGTAATCAGATTGCTGAGAATAATAAGAAACTGCGTGAACTTCGCTCTGCAATGGATGTCAATGCTATGACGATGTCGCAGCTCAAGAAGCATGCCAAGGAACTTCAGATAGCTCTCAACAACACATCAAAAGCAGCTAATCCTCAAGAGTACGAGCGATTAGCGTCAGAGCTTCGTACGGTCAATGGACGTATCTCGGAGCTGAAGCATGATGCCTCAGGGTTGGGCGAGTCAATGGGTAAAGAATCTACAGGCATCATGGGTAAGTTCGAGGGCATGTTCTCCTCTATCTCTGGTGGTTGGACGAAACTCGTGGGAGTTGCAACTGCTGCTGTCGCTTCCATCTCAGCAGCTATAGAAGGGGCCAAGTGGTTCTACAATTACAATATGGAGGTTGAAGAAGCTCAACGACTGACCCGTGAGTTTTTCAATATACAGGGCGACGAACTCGTCCACACACAGAGTCAGATATCTGCTCTTGCTGAACAGTTCGGTAAAGACTATAAAGAGGTGCTCGGTACTGTAGAATCGCTTACCAATCAGTACGGTATCTCTACTGCAGAGGCAATCAATGTCATCAAGGATGGACTACAGGCAGGAGCCGACCTTAACGGTACATTCCTTAGTCAGATTCAGCAGTACGGACCTGCCTTCAGTGATGCTGGTGCATCCGTTAAAGACCTCGTTGCAAGTATAACACAGACACGCTCAGGTATCTTCAATGAGGCAGGTATGGGTTTGATACAGACCGCCACGAACCGTATTCGCACGATGTCCTCAGCGACACAGAGCGCACTGAACTCAATCGGTATCTCAAGCAAGCAACTTGAAGCTGACCTTATATCAGGAAAGACCAGTATCTTAGAGGCTATTAAGATGATTTCAGGTAAGATTAAGGAGCTGCCTGAAAACTCTATGCAGGTGGGTGAAGTAATGAAATCTGTCTTTGGAAAGACCGCAAGCAACGAGGGTATGAAGCTCGTGAAGACCTTAGCTGATATGTCTACTAACATGGAGGAACTGAAGGGTGTCACAGGAGAGTATGGAGAGTTACAGCGTGAGCAGGTGGAAGCGCAAGCAGAACTTAATGAGAAGATGTCTAAGTTCTTCGGTCTGGGTGAGAATGGTTTCGACGAGATTACGATGAAAGCTAAGATCTTCGGAGTAAAGGCTCTATCGAAGATTATCGACTATACAGTCAAAATCATTAACTACTTCATCGACCTCTACAATGAGTCTAAGGTATTTCGTGCTGGCATTGAAAACATAAAAAACAACTTCAAGAGCACGTGGGAGGTATTCAAGTTCGGAGTTTATCTTGTTATTGATGGCTTCAAAGGTATGGGTCGAATGGCAAAAGCATGGGGTAAAATCATTGAAGGTGCACTCACTCCCGATATCAATAAGATTACAACTGGTATCAAGGAACTTTGGGATGCCTACAAAGACACGTGGATCGAAATTGGTAATGACGCTAAGAAAATGGGTGCGAACGTTCGCGACAACTTCATCGATGCTATCAAGAACACAGGTAGCAACAAGAAGGTTGCCCATCTCTCAGTAGACGTTTCCCCAGACACTAAGGGGCATTCTTCCTCTCAAGGTGTTTTTGGAGGTACCCATAATACAATCGAGAATGGAGTAAAAGACCCCAAGGTGAAGAAGAAAAAGGAAAAGAAGACAAAAAAGACAAAGACTACCGACCCTGATGACGTAGCAAGCAAGTTGTTTGCGCACGACCGAGCTCAAGACCTCGACGCAGAGAAGCGAAGCTATGATAAGAGTCTGAATGCATTGAAGGATGCACTTGCGAAGAAGACCCTTACACAAGAGCAGTATAGTGCATACGTGGCTGCTCTCAATATTCAACATCAGAACAAATTACTCGACATCGAGAAGGCGTACTTGCAACGCTCTGAGAACATGGTCTTCAAGGATGCTGCGAAGAAGAAGGCGTTACACGAAGGGCAAACTAAGGCTGTCGCTGACCAGCAGCAGGCAGCGAACACTGCTTATATCGAGGCAGAGAAAGAGTACTACGACTCTCTGGATCAGATACGGCAGTCAGCACCAGCTAAACCGCAGACCCTTCAGCAAGAATGTGATGCAAAGTTAGTAATCTTGGATGGGTATTATAAGGCCTCTTTACAGCGTGCGAAAGATAATGGAGAACGTGAGAAGGAGGTTACAGAGGCATACGAAGCTGCTAAGGCTGCAATCGTAGCAGAATATGAGAAGAAAAAGGAGGAGGAGCGTGCTCGTGCTAAACAGGAGTACGGCCTTGAAACGTTCGATGAACAGCAAAAAGCAAAAAGGAAGAAACTTGACGAGGACTACGCAAAAGGACTTCTCACGGCAGAAGAGTATGAAAAAGCAAAAAGCAATCTTGTGAAAGAGGCTGAAGACTATAGAAATCAAATACTCCAACAGTATGGCCTTGCGAAACGCAAAGACCTCTATCAAGAAGAACTCGACCATCTGAAAAGTCTGTTACAGGATGGATTTATCAGTCAACAAGAATATGAGGAAGCTGTCTCACGTTTAAGGCGTGAAAAGTGGAAGGAGGACTTTGAAAATTACAAGGGACTTTTCGTTGACGCTATGCAATCACTTCAGCAAGCAGAGATTGCGAACGTCGATGCCAAGTATGACGCAGAGATTGAAGCTGCAAAGAACGCTGGTAAAGACACTACTGAACTTGAGAAGAAGAAGGCTAACGAAAAACTAAAGATACAGAAGAAATATGCAGATGTTAACTTCGCTATTCAAGCAGCACAAATCATCGCATCCACTGCTTCTGCAATCGCTAAGACTTTCTCAGAATTGGGTTTCCCTGCTGGTATTCCTGCTGCTGCCTTGATGGGTATCACGGGCGCAGCACAGCTTGCAGCAGCACTTGCAGAGCGCAATAAGGTGAAGCGAATGACGCTAAGCGGAGCAGGTGGTTCTGCCTCTGCCTCAGGCGCACGTGTTGCAACGGGACTTGAGTCAGGAGGTAGTATCGACGTAGAGCGCAAACAGGATGGAAAGATGTTCCATGCAGACTACGACCCTGACAAACGTGGATTCATCGATAAACCTACTGTCATCGTCGGAGAAGGCGGATACGGTCACAGCAAGGAGTGGGTCGCTTCGAATGCTGCTGTAGAGAACCCTACGATAGCTCCATTCATTGATATTATCGACCGTGCACAGCGTGCAGGGACTATTCGCACACTCGACATGAATAAGTTTCTCATTCAGCAGGCACAAGGCCGTGCCTCTGGTGGATATGTCACACCAACAGTTAATGACGTGCGTGGTGTAGCGAAAGACTCCTACAAGGATACACTCATCGAACGATTAACTGATGTTCTTGACCGATTGTCTGTTGACGGTATCCCTGCGTCTGTCTCTCTCAATGAGATTGAACAGAAGCAGCAGTTGCAAGACAAGGCTCGTCGTTTTGGCAGTAAATAAAAACAACACCTTATATATATATGAAGATAACGAACTTAGAGAAGGGCGAGGCCTATAACCTCAAGCCCGATACACAGATACAAGTAGAGCGTACTAACCCTTTCTTCAATGAGTATGGAGAGCAGACAACACCGCTCGAACTCCCAGCATCAGAGCGTAACCGCAGGATACTTGGTTTCCCCGACTCCTTCGGCCGTCGAGTGAAGATGACAGCAACAGATGTAGCGATACAAGATGGTGAATACTTCGCTCAATGTAGGCAGGTCGTACTGTCTGCTCAATACAGGGGTAGTATCTCTACCTCCTTCTACATTAATGATGGGTCTTTCTATTCGAGAATACAGAAGGTGAAGCTCAAGGATATCTTCAAAGGTGAGTTCATTCCTGGTGTGAATACAGTAGAGGAAGGAATTAACTTTTGTCGTAATCTTCGCAACAACTCTAACGAGCATTACGGCATCTTCCCTATCCTCTTCACTGACGACTCTGGACGAAAGAATGGTGCTAACTTCAAGTTCATGAATGCCTTTGGAAAGGATAAAGTATTGAAATACAGCAGACCTTACGAGTGGATGCCCGAACTACCTTCTGTCATAGGTTTTCATCCTGACTTAAGTGGAGATGGCTGCGACTTCTACAATGCTGTGCAGCGCATAGAGTATGTCAACGAGATACCTATCACGCTCGCACCAGGATACTACATGTCGCCTTTCATCCGTGCGAACTACCTGCTCAAGCGTGTCTTCGCTTACTTCGGATATGAACTACAAGAGAATTTCTTCACGCAGACAGAACCCTTCAATAAAATGGTAGTCATAAACAAGGTGATGGACGTGCTGGTGAATGGAAAGATTAAGGTTGCTGACCTTGTTCCTGACATTACTTGTGCTGATTTCATCTCTGTTTTTCGTAAGAAATTCTGCTGCGAATTCACCTCTGATGAAGGGAAGCGAACAGCTGATATCATCTTCCTACGTGACACGCTTAACGATAGTCCGAAGATTGACCTTACGCATTGCGTGACGCAAGAACCCACGCTCTCTTACAAGTCAGAGAACGACTACAAGCGTGTTACACTCGCTGCTGAAGATAAGGTCGATTCAGAAATCTCAGACTCCTACGACGATATGGATAGCTTGGTCAAGGCGAACCCCAACGCCCACTTCGATCCTGTCGATGGGGCTATTTATAAGACAGGATGGTCTGGCGACTTCCAAGTGACGGTGAAGGTCGCTGAAGCATCGCAGAACTATAACACGGGTGAGACCCTCGAAGCAAAGGAGATTAAGGTTCCCGAACTCATACCAGAGTTCAGAACCCTTAGCTACAAGGCTACCGTCGAGGAGGAAGACTTTAACTACGACATGGGCAAGTTCCTCTACGTAGGAGAATATCAGAGTCTCAATTCTAAGATGGTGGTTGCGACAGAACCCAAGGAACACACCTCGGAGAAGGCTGAGAAACAGAAGGCTATCCTCGCCTTTACCTACCTCTCTGACGGTCGACCAGAAGGTACCATCTCTGCTTACGATGTGAATGCGCCTTCTCATCCTCGTATCTTCGATTATGCTTTGCATTACAATGGGCCACAAGGCATCTTTGAAAAGTTCTATCGTGAATACGACCTGCTGCTGCGCAATTCGCTTCACGACATGAAGGTGAAGCTACTGCTCTCTCAATCGCAGAAGCAGAACCTTCCTTCATACGAGAAGGTGGTCATCCGTGGAGTTCCATTTCTTTTCAATAAACTTAAATTCACACTTGGAGGAAAGAACGAGCCTGTCGAGTCAGAACTCTATACCGTTTCGCTGATGCAACCTGCAATCTCTGCTCCTACTATCAATGAGCAGCTCAAAGCGATGGATGTTAAGTATAAGTGGGTGGGCAAGGAAACTCAAACTTCCGTTAGTTGGGAGGAATACAGCTCAGCGAATGACGAGCGCAACAAGACCTTTGTCACTATCTATCCTCCTCTCCCTTCTGCAGATTACGTTGGAAAACAATATGGAAAACAACGTTCTTACACGGAGAGAATAACGAAGAAAGGAGGCTGGTTCCGACATGGTCGCTACGAATACACACGTACAGAGGTGTGGTTGGAATGCGTGACTCTGTAGAAAGCATAGCTTTCGATGATCGAAAGCATAGCTTTGGACGATCAAAAGCATAGCTTTGGA